CGCCTTGAACCAGTCACGGCCTGCGGCACCTCCCCAGAGGTTTGCAGCCACGTCGGCAGGGGTGTTGGATTCGGCCTCGAGGAAGCGCTCGTTGCGTCCCCACCAGGCGTTGGCTGTGCGGATCTTGTCCTCGGTGGGCGCCTCACCGGCCACCAGGGCCTCGGCGTCCAGGACGGTCTGCTTCTCGAGGCCATCACCGGCGAGGCCCTCGGCGTACTGCTCTAGGCCGCGGCGGAGGTTGCTTCGGACGGTCTCGGGGGCGGTCTTGGTGACAGCCCGAGGATGCCAGCAGGCGGCCATGGCGAGCTGCTCGGTGGTCTTGTCGGCCAGACCGAACTGGATGGCCTCCTGGGCGGTGAACCATGTTTCCGCGGTCATTGCCGCGCGGATCTGAGCTGAGGTCTTGCCGGTGCGCTTGGTGTAGATGCCGGCCAGGATCTCCGCGTGCTGGTCGAGGGCGTTGGCCATCTTCCGCATATCGTCCGAGGTGCCTGCCACCATCCCCGACGGGTCATGAATCATGAACAGCGAGGCCTCGGCCATCTCGATGGTGTCACCTGCCAGGGCGATGATGGAAGCAATCGAGGCAGCGATGCCGACCACCCGGGTTGTCACCGGCGCCTGCCGACCTCGCAGCATATTGTAGATGGCCAGGCCGTCCCAGACGTTGCCGCCGGGACTGTTGATCTCGACCACCAGGGGGCCGGGGCCTACAGACTGGAGAGCATCGGAGAATGCCTTAGCAGAAATGCCTGAACCACCGAACCAATCTTCGCCGATCTGGTCGAATATCTGGAGCACTGCCGGCTCATGGACCGAGGCTCGGGGGCTGTAGGAAAGCCAGTTGGTTACTTTAGTCATTCGGTTTTCTTGGCTCTGGTTTTCCGCTTCTTAGGCTCGATCACCGCAACCACCTCTTCGATGGGCTCGGCCGGGATCGGCTCGGGCATTTCTTCGGAAGGAGGCTGCTCGAGAGCGGCCGCGGCCGGCTCCGGTGCTATCGGCTGCTTTTGGGCGGTCGAGATCTGTGAGACATCGAGGCCGTACTTGACCGCCAGGTCTTGGATGTACCGGGCCTGTTGAGCCTTGGCCTCTAGGGCGGATCGCCAGTCGATGCCTCTGGCGCCGTAGATCTCGTCATAGGTCGTAATGCCGGCACCAAGCTCGTTTAGCTGGGCGGCAGAGTTGCGGCCGACGTCGACGTTAGGAGCCCGGGGTGCCTGGATGGCGACCTCGTACCAGTCATCGGGGCTGTCGCGGAGATTGGGATCGGTGCGGATGGCGTATTCCATCACATATTCCCAAATCCTACGGGCGGCCGAGGCCATCACCTGATGCCGGCTGCGGAACCACACTGAAGACATATCGAGCGAGCCCCGGTAGACGGTGCCCTGCATCGACTCTGGGAATACTAGGACGTAAGGAATACCGACGCCAGCACAGACCTTCTCGGTTAGGCTGCGCCAGTACTCACGCATATTGACGTTGGGGCGGTCAGCGCTGAACTGCTCGAACTCGTCGCCAGTCTTCATAACCTTGACCGAGGCGCCGAAGATGTTCTCGTAGTAGTTCTGCGCGGTTCCCTGGGAACCAGCAACACCGGATCGGAGGCTAGTGGCCTGAACCTCGCCGGAGCTGGTCTTGATCACCTGGGCCACGCTGGAGGCGAGCTTGCAGGACTCCATCTCGAGCTTCTGGAGATCGTCCAGGTCGTGCAGGTCGTTGATCACACAAGCCACAAAAGGCAGGCCGCGGAGCTGGCCGGCACGCTGGGCCTCGTAGATGTGGACCACCGAGTCGGAAGAAATAGAGCGGATGTCGGTAAGTTGTCCCTGCTGCTGCTCCTGGCCGCAATAGAATGAGATGGCCCGACCCGTCTTGGGGTCGAACCGGACGCCATCGAACACATCGGGAAGACCCTCCTGGCCATTAGGCGTGGAGACTTGCTGCGGCTCAATGAGCTGCAATCGGGGCCGGCCGGTCTCGCCCTTGGTCAGGAGGATAAATGATTCCCCGTCATAAAACCAGCCACGGGCGGCCAATGACATCAAGGTGCCGAAAGACTGCCGTGATCCGATGTCAGGGTAGCGGCTCCAGGTGTCCCACCATTTCTTAGCTCGGAGATTCCAGTCGGGATTCGAGCTGGCAGGCTGGACTGAGAAGTTCGACCCGACGGTGTAATTCTCGAACAGGTCACCGAGGCGATTCATCACCGCATTGTTCTGCTCAAAGAATCGGCTCTTTCGGACGATCTGCTGCCGGGTAGAGGCAGTCACATCGAACCGAACCGAGGTGTAGCTGGTGTCCAGGAAGGACCGGCGGATCGAGTTGGACGCGCCCTCGTAGCGGTCGACAGGTGCCGACCGGAACTTCTGAATGATGGTGTCGAGGAATCCCATCAGCTCATGCCTCGATAGCTCGCCTCACGGCGGAAGTTTGAAAAGTCACCGCCGAAACTGGTGGCTGCAACCAGAACCACGGCCACCATCTTGGTGTAGATCTGGGCATCGGTGGGAGTGAGGATGCCGTCCTGCTCGAGGTAATCGACAGCCAGGTCGTAATCGTTGATCAGGCTTTCCCACATCTCGACCATCTCGGACGGTGTCGGGGCACCTTTGCCCGGCTCCGCAAACTCTACCGACACATCGGAGGATGATGTCGACCGGACAACCTGGCCGGACTCGATCACTGTGGCCGCGGCGATAGACTTAGCAGCCAGGGCAGCCAGGAGCGTCACACCACCTAGTGTCGCATAGACACTGCGGAGATAGGCCCTCTTGATGGCTACGGTAAACGTGAACACCTCGGGCGGATCTTCACCGATCCCAGGGTGACTTCAATAGGTTAGCTGGCTATTGACTCACTTGACGTAACCAGATCATTCCAAAGCATCACCATAGCGAGCTGCATGATTTCGCAGTCGTGCAGATGGTCGGGCCACTTTTGGTTCCTCTTAACCCAGACGTGCTTGATGCGGCCGGCTCGATTTGCCTGGGGGCGTAGGACGTGAGAGTCCAGGTGACGCCAGTAGAGGTCGGGCTCGGCGATGTAGGCACCTTCAGCCTGGACGCTAGGCGGATCCTGGTGCACGCCCCATTCTCGGTCGATGTCTCCTTTTCGCAGTCGGGACAGCATATCGCGGAGGTGCTCGGTGTCGAAAACCAGGAGGGGCTGCACCACGTCGGTCCTCATCGATGAGGATGTGGACAGGCCGAAAGGGTGCACCGCCCCGGTGGCTGCTGTGAACCGGGCGCCGGTCTCCCGGCCTTTGAGCGGCATCCAGCCGATCACCATGGGCTTGCGGAGGCCGCCTTCCGGTGGGTAACGGAGGCCGCACGGGAAGTTGATCGGGTTGGAGGTCACCGAGGAATAGGAGGCACAGGCGTCGTAAACCGTCTGGGTGTTGAAGCCTGAGTCGATGCCGACATCCATGTCATGGACCTCGAGGGCCACCTGCACCCGGCGAAGGGCTGCGAAGTCGTCGGCATGGCCGGCAGCAATCAGGGTAGAGTTTCCGTCTTTCCACTCCCGGCACACCCACCACAAGAACGGCGCCACGGCCTGGACGTCGGCGGTCAGATAGCGCCGGCCGCCATCGACGGTCACGGTGGCCGCGGTCTCGGTGCGCTCCTGCTGCACGTCCTGTTGCTCCCAGGGCTCGGCCAGGTTGCCGTTGATGAAGCCTTGAAGGCCGGCCATCGATGCCTTGGCCTCGAGGAACGAGACCGCCAGATAGCCCCAGGTGCATTTGCGGTCGGGGCTGTAAAGGCTGCTCAGGTGGTAGGACCGCACACCAGGCATGGCGTTGGGATTCTCTGGGCGCCATTGGCCATGTCGGAGGGCTGCGACCTTGTGAGAGTCGGTGATTTTGCCTTGGCACAACTGGCAGACGTAGTGAGCCGAGGCTCGGATCTTACCGAGGTCGTGCTTGCCGTCCTCGGCCTTGGCGTCGTCCCAGGTCACCTGGCGCCATTCGAGCTTGATGTACTCACGGCAGTGAGGGCACGGAAGGTAGTACCGACGCTGGTCCCCGCGGAGGAAGCGCTGCCAGATACGGCCTTCGACCACCGTCGGTGTGCTGGTCATAAAAGCCTTGGAGCTGCTGAAGCTCTTAAGTCTCTGCTCGGCCAGGTCGAGGGCGTCGGCCTCCCGGGCGGTGGCCTCGGCGAACTTGTCGACCTCGTCGGCTATCAGCACCCGAACCGGGCGGCTGGCTAGGTTGGCCGGGCTGTTGGATCCTACGAAAGTCAGGGTCGACCTGGTGAAGTTCTGCTCGAGGTTGGTGATCTTGTCGGCCTCGGCCGGGTAACACTCGAGCATGGCCGGGCTGTCCTCGAGCATGGGCAGCCATCGGCTCTTCGAGAATGACCTGGCCAAGGACTCGGTAGGCATAAGCCACAAGGCCGGGCTCGGCTCGTTTGCGATTAGCCAGGCCAGGCCGGCCATCAGGGTGGTCGTCTTGCTGGTCTGCGATCCCCAGCAGAGGGTCACCTCGTAGACTGTAGGGTCTTTCCAACATTCCATGGGCTCCCGGGTGTAAGGCCGTACCGAGGTGCTGAATGGCCCGGGGTGCTCGGTTTGCCGTTGGGTCAGCCGGAGCGATGCCTCGGCCCAGTCGACCACGGTCTGCATCGGTGTCGGCCGGTAGAGATTGCGGCGGTAGTCCAGGAGTGAGCGCTGGAGGTCGGTCAGGTTCAAAATAAGCGCCCTTCGTGTTGGTTGGAGATCCTGGCCTCGGATATCTTGTGATATTCTGGGTCGCGTTCGATGCCGATGAACCGGAAGCCGTTGATGGTTGCAGCCTTGCCGGTTGAGCCGGAGCCCATAAAGGGATCGAGGATGGTTCCGCCTGGTTGAGTTATCAGGCGGCAGAGGTAGGCCATTAGCATGGTCGGTTTGACGGTAGGGTGATTGTTCTCGGATTCTCGATCCACTTTACCAGCCTTGGCCGTGTAGAAGAATCGGGCGCCGGACTTTAGCGACAGGGCAGCCTCGTTGCTGCCGTCGTGGATGATGTTGGCAGGCCAGCGTCCGACGTGTTCTGACGCATTGCATCCGTTGAACCCAGCGGAATTGCCAACTGACGTAAAACTTGAACCCTTTTTCTTTTCAGCCGTTATAATTGTTTCCGTCCCCACTCTGCACCCATCGACATTGATGGCCCCGGTGCCGTACTGGATCACATTAGCGGCCACGGTGCTGGAGAATGGCTTTCGGGCCATTGTGATCGGCTCCAGGGCAGGCTTTAGGGCGGTGCCCCAGCCGGACCATTGCTGGGCTTCGGGGGTGGCTGGGGCGGTGATAAAAACGTCAGTTGCTGTCCCTGACTCGGTTGTGATGTAGCTGTTTGTGCTCTCTTTGCCGATGTTGCTGGCTCCTTTGTAACTCCCCACCACCTCCCTTTCTGCCCCGGCCGCTTTGTCGATTGCCTTGCTCACGTCCAGTGACTTAGGGAATCCCGACCCATACACCCAGGCGATCATGT